CGCGTGAGCACCCGTACCACTCCGTGAGGAGGAAGTACTTGTGTCACGCACCCTTGAGGATTAATCATCCTCTGGATCTGGCTTTGTCAGCCAGGTTTATCGCAATTGGAGACCCAAAATGACAAAACCATACAGCCGCGTAAGCCGATCAGGCCAGTGGTTTTTCCAGAAAAACTGGGATACCTCTGGTATAATCGGAACCTCAACTCAAGCTTATGCCTGGGAAGAGCGCGCGGATGGTGAATCTTGCCCAAACTGGAGAGACAGAATCGCATCTTTACAGAGTGCGACTACGCCTTTCACAGCCAATCAGGTCACCGTAGTTCATACGGATGGAACGCTCGCGTTTGACGGGTACGTCACGGCACTTGGTGACACTTTTGCTTCCCGAAGAATTTCGGGGATGTCAGGGTGTCTCAAGTTCCAAAACTACTCGACCCAAACGCCTGCGAATGGGACTCTTATTCACAAGGCCGAATCGATGGCCTCGAGCAAGTTTTACGATGAGGCGCAAAGCACTATCAAAGCCTTAGAAGGCGGAGAGCTGCTTGGCGAGACTCACAAAACTGCTAAAGAGATAGTCAGGTTGACATCCGCCGTTGTCGGCGGGCTTTTCGACTGGAGACGTACGCTTAATTTGTTGCGTAGTTCCCACAAGAAGGGTAATCGCGAGGCTAGTTTCAAACGCCTTATGCGAGTGTCATCCGATGCATACCTCGCTTGGAAATTCGGTGCGGACCCGTTGATCAAGGATGTCAATGCTCTAGCCCACGATCTCAAGAACGACTTCATCGAGAAGTCAGTGATTGAGGTCAAGGGTAAAGCATCAGCTCCTGGACCAATTAATGGTACGTCATCCGTTGTTAGCCCGATCGGTGCGTTGGTGTCCGCGAGAGCGGACGTCACACAAATCGAGGAGGTTTCCATCAAGTATGAGGCATGCCTAGTCCTTCAGAGGTATGGGAACGAAGGGTTTGTGGAGCGCCTCGGCCTTTCGCCGAGTAATTTTGCTCCCACACTCTACAATCTCTTTCCTTGGACGTGGCTACTTGACTACGTCACCAACGTTGGTGATATAGTCTCGGCGATTGCTTTTGATCCTGGTAAGGTTGCCTGGAGTAACAAGACCTTGAGGAGAACCCTCAAGACTACTGTGACTGCCGGGCTGTACCCCGAAGTTTCCTTCGGTCTAACGCCTCACGCGGGATATCCAATCGCTTCTCCATCGACCACGGTATGGACCACGAAGACTATAGCGCGACAGAACGCAATGCCAGATCGTATACCGGATTTCCGGTTCCGCTGCCCTGACTTTCAAAGTGAGGGTGGCAGATCGAAATGGATGAACATTGCGGCCGTGCTCGCGTCACAGACCTTCGGTGGATCCGTACTTAAATCCATGGGACTCACTAGCTCTGATTAGGCTATAGGTCCCTGATTCAACAACAAGGAAGCTTTAAAGTGCTTTCAATACCTGCAACAATCAATCAGGCAGTGGCAGCGGTCACGGGTTTCACAACCCCGACCTACACCACGGTCACCTCCTCGACGACTATCCCGAATGGGAAGACGGCGACGGTGACAGCCAAGGGCGGTACTCAGCCGGCTGGTGTGGATATCCATACCGCAGCGCGGAACTTTTCGTTCCTCTCTGTCAAACCGGCCAACGTCCGAGGGCTCCCACCGCTAAATGCGGCTGGTCAGCTTGTCAATGTCCCCGTCAACGTGTACTCATTGTCTACGAGGAAAGGCCTGACCGTTTTGGCTGGCCAGCCCTCGCAGCATGGGTACTTCAAGACTCAGTTCGGCATTCCTGCCGGAGCTGATCTGGCGGATCCTGACAACATCGCAGCCATGTCTCTCGCCCATACGATGTGCCTTGCACAAATCGTGCAGGAAATCATCAATACGGCGAAGACTGGTGAAATCTAGACATTAACTGGAGAACTTCATGAACTTCGATGCGAAAAAGCACGAGATCCTCGTTATAAAGACTCGCTTGTTGGCGAGCACGAGCGATAATCGTGAACTGTACCTGGTGAAATCTAGTGATGATCTCACCTCTGTCCTTCGACTCATACCCGAGTCCTACCACGCTGCCATCCGCAACTCGAAAGAGTGTGTGGTCCAGCTGAAGTGGGCTCGGGTTCCATCATGCGAGGTCTGGGCTACGACGTCTGTCGTAGTCCGGATGCCTCGCCACCGAAAATGGTCCGAAATTGTGCCGGAAGGCACGACTTGGGCCACCTCCCTTCGTGACGCTCAATCGGTCATCATCCGTGAGGATGGTGGTCGACGTGGCGCATGTGGGATTGGTGATGTGATGGGTGAGTTATGAGACAGGGTGGGAGTGACAAGCCATCATGGAGAGGATTCTCTCATGACGCTCTTGCCAACTTCGTCACTTCGGATCTCACTCGAAGTGGCTGGTCTAACGATCCAGCTGCAACTTGTGACGAGCCCAGTGCTTATGTGCAATTTGCGGGCAACGTACTGCTCAAGACACTATTTAAAAAGTGGGAGAGCAATAGCGAAGCCGCAGAGAGCAGAGCACTCTTGACCTTCCTTGAGGCTAATTACCTCTCGAAAGGGTGGACTCTACCAAAGGAGTTTGGTTTCTCCGGGACTCATTCTGAGTTTTGGGGGAACCTTAAGTGGGAACTTGAAAAGTTTCTGCACCCTGATGGTAAACCGTTGATCACCTCCTATAATGATCTTTGGGAGAATGGTTATACGGGACCCGGAGCAAGTATTGGGGCCTCTGGCTACTCGCGTTACGCGAAGCTGGGGGCGTCATGCTTGTCTTCGACATCCGAAGACTTGTACATGTCGTACTTGCGCCACCTATCAACCAACCCTTTGGCAGCGGAAGCAGAATGCTTTCGATCTGACCATTACGGCACGGTGAAGGTGGTGGACGAGTCTAACGTTTCTTTTGCACCTAAAAATGCAGACACAGCACGGCTAATCTGTACTGAGCCCTCACTAAACATGTACGCACAACTTGGGCTGAAAGTAATCCTCGATAAGAGGATGAACCAGCTCTGGGGTGTGGACATGGAGGACCAGCCGGAGATGAACCGTTTCCTCGCGATGCTAGGAAGCAAGTACGAAGCGTTCGGAACGCTAGACTTGGCTTCAGCATCCGACTGTATCTCTGTTCAGCTATGTAGGGAAGTGCTTCCGAAGTGGTTCTTCGAACTACTTATGGATTTGCGATGCCCTACCGCTAACTGTGAGCAATACGGTCTACGCGTGGACCTCGGGATGATCAGCACTATGGGGAACGGTTTTACGTTCCCTGTGATGACGATCATCTTGAGCTGTGCAGTTCGAGCTGCGTACAAGACGCTGGACATGCCTATTTCAGATGTCCGGAGGGTCACAGATCGCAGAAATGTATTGGTTAATGGTACGTGCAACTCGTACAACATTCACGCCAACTGGGCGGTGTTCGGAGATGATATCATCGTACGCAGCGATGCGTACGACTACGTCACTTCGGCACTGTCCTTGCTTGGTTTGCGTGTCAATACCTCGAAGTCCTTTAATCAAGGACCATTTCGCGAATCCTGCGGCCATGATTACTTCTATGGCCTTAATGTCCGCGGCGTGTACCTTAAAAGGCTCACGTCGCTGCAGGATCTCGCGATCGCTGTTAACTTATTTGTTCAGTGGTCAGGTCAGACCGGAATCGGTCTGCCTGAAAGTTGTAGGTATCTCATGAGCCTGTTCAGGGCTTCTGAGGTTCTCTACGTGCCGTACGCGGCACCGCTTGACAGCGGAATTCGCGTGCCATCTGAACTTCTACCGCAACTGAGTCGTCCTGCTCGCGCCGTGAGGCGTCGAGGCAAGGATTGGCTCTACAAGACATGCTACAGAGCATGGACTGCAGTACCTGTGAAGGTACGGTTCGGCGATGGGGTGGTTCACACTCCATCGGGTTATCGGAGACTCGGGTATAACGCCTCTGCGGCGTTGATCAGTTTCCTCCTTGGCGAAGTTAGGGACGGATGCATTAGCATAAGGCAAACAATTGCTAGTGTTTACCGTACGCAGTGGCATGTAACCCATTCGTGGGATTATGTGCCACCGTCCTATTGGTTTAATCACCAACGGGACTGGCGGCGCTTTGTTGGCGCCGTTTCCGAGAATTTAAACCTCTCGGAGACCTGAGGACGTGAGTCCTACCTG